GATAATTTCGACAGAACAATGAACTTTTGGAACATAGGATTAACCGATTGGTTTAAGACTAAGTTTCTTGGTTACGAAAAAGTTAAGGTACGTGCTAGAAATAAAAAAGGACATTTCGTTAAAGATGATCCTAAAACAAAAAAGAACGAAGCATATAAGACTGTAACAAGAAAACGAAAAAAGAAAAATGCCTAAAAAGAAAACAACAACTAAAAAGAAAAAATCAACAGTTAATAAAGCAGGTAATTATACAAAGCCTACCATGCGTAAAAGATTGTTTGAACAAATCAAAGCAGGATCAAAAGGCGGTAAAGCTGGTCAATGGTCTGCTCGTAAAGCACAAATGTTAGCCAAGCAGTATAAAGCTAAAGGTGGAGGATATAAGTAATATGGCACTTAAAAAATCACAAAGGTCTTTAAAAAAATGGACAAAAGAAAAATGGAGAACTCCTAGTGGTAAGAAATCTTCTGAGACTGGTGAGGTCTATGCTCCTTCAGCAAAAATTAAAAAACTTAAATCAACGGCAGCAGGTCGTAAAAAACTAGCAGCAGCAAACAAAAAGAAAAGAGCAGCAACCAAAAAAGGCAAACAACATGCTAAACATGGACTTCATAGTAAAAAGAAAAAAACAACTAAAAAAAAGAAAAGTTAAAGGACCAGAGAAGATATTAGAACTTCCTCTTGGTTTAGTACTTAACAAACCTAAAAAAGAAAACAAATGGAAAGCTTACTTCAAAAACAAGTTGAGTTAAAAAGAAGAACAAGCTCTACTGTTCCGTTTGGATATAGGTTACATGACAAAGATCAAAGATACATGGAACCCATTGACAAAGAACTTGAAGCTTTAGAAGCTGTAGAGGGTATGATCGTAAAAGAAGAAATATCTCTTCGTGACGGCTGTGACTGGTTAGAAAACTACACAGGTCGTAGTATTACTCCTATGGGTTTAAAAAAAATAATAGACAGAAAGTATGGAACAAGACAAGAAAGATTGGGAATTATATCCTGAGAAATACCAGACCGAAGAAGACGGTGTTACGTTTAAGTTAAAAAAAGATGGAACACCGCGTAAAAAAGGAGGTAGACCAAAAGGAAGAAAATCTAATTACCATTATTCGACAGCAACTAAAGCAAAGATAAATGCCAGAAGATCTGTTAGTAAAAAGAAAAAGAAGATTAAACAACTTCAGAATCAAATTAAATCCCATAAGACTCACTTAAAAAAACAAACAGAAGTACTCAACAAACTTGATAAGAAAACAGACAATCAAGTTGTTCTTGATACAGACTTAGAATCCCTTAACCCAAGCACACAAGCACATATTCAGCACAACCCCGAAGAAACGGTAGTCTTTCATCCAAACGAAGGACCACAGACAGAGTTCTTAGCAGCAGGTGAAAAGGATGTGCTTTATGGTGGAGCAGCAGGTGGCGGTAAGTCTTATGCAATGTTAGTAGATCCGTTGAGGTACGCACACAAGAAAGCTCACCGTGCTTTGATACTTCGTAGGTCTATGCCAGAACTGCGTGAGCTTATAGACAAATCAAGAGAACTTTATCCAAAAGCATTTCCCGGATGTAAGTTTCGCGAAGTCGAAAAGTTATGGAACTTTCCAAGCGGAGCAAAGATAGAGTTTGGCTTTTTAGAAAAAGATGCAGATGTTTATCGCTATCAAGGACAAGCATACAGTTGGATAGGTTTTGATGAGATAACACATTTACCTACAGAGTTCGGTTGGAATTACTTAGCATCACGTTTAAGAACAACAGATCCTGAAATAGAAACATACCTTAGATGCACAGCAAACCCCGGTGGTGTTGGCGCACATTGGGTTAAAAACAGATACATAGAACCTGCGGAATCAAACAAAAGTTTTATTGGGCAAGATGGTTTAACAAGAAAATTTATTCCTGCAAAGCTAGACGACAATCCTTATCTTGCTAACGATGGAAGATACGAGCAAATGCTTAAAGCGCTTCCTCCTATACAACGAAGACAACTCTTAGAAGGCAACTGGGATGTCGCTGAAGGCGCTGCATTTGTTGAGTTTGATCCAACAGTCCATGTTATTGAGCCTTTCTTTCTTCCTATTACGTGGGAAAGAGTAAAAGGTATTGACTATGGGTACTCTTCAGAGAGCTGTTGTTTATGGGGAGCCATAGACAGAAGTGACGGAACTTTAATAATTTATAGAGAATTATACAAAAAAAACTTGACAGGACTCGATTTAGGTCGTATAATAACGGAAATGGAAGTAGAAGATCCGTTTTCAGTCCAAGGGGTATTAGATACAGCAGCTTGGGCTAGAACAGGAACGACTGGTCCTACGGTTGGTGAAACATTACAACAACTAGGACATAAGCTCAGAAGAGCAGATAAAAATAGAATACAAGGTAAGATACAGATTCACGAGTATTTGAAAGTTCAGAATAGTGGGAGTCGACCTAAATTACAAATTTTTAACACTTGTCCTAACTTGATTCGAGAACTACAAAGTATTCCTTTGAGTAAATCTAAACCTGAAGACGTAGACACGAATGCATCAGATCATGCATACGATGCGCTACGTTATCTTATTATGAGCAGACCAAGAATCAATGATCCTCTACAGCGCATAAGAGAATTAAAAAAAGAATCTATCTACAATCCAGTAGATCCAGATTTCGGATATTAAAATATGGCAGAGAACGACAATACATTTATAGACAACGCAGACAATATGTTCTTTGAGGACATTGAAGGCGAGCAAGGTAAAGCGCTTGTCTTAGAAGATGATCAAAAATTAAACTTAGTAGGAATTATACAAGATCGTTTTTCAGATGCAGAAACTGCAAGAATATCACACGAGCATAGATGGTTAAAAGCTTATCGTAACTACAGAGGTTTATACGATAAACACATTAAATTTAGAGAGTCTGAGAAGTCTAAAGTCTTTGTAAAGATTACAAAAACCAAAGTATTAGCAGCTTTCGGACAATTAGTAGATGTTGTTTTTGGCACAGGTAAATTTCCAATCGGTGTACGAGAAACTAAAATGCCTGAAGGAATATCTGAATATGCGCATTTAGATACACAGAATCCATCTCCCGGAATTGAAACAAGCATCCCAGAACAAGAAGAAGTCATTGAAAATCCTTTTGATGTAGGATTTGAAGGAGACGGTAAAACTTTAAAACCCGGAGCTACATTTAACGCTGGTAAGTTTTTAGAAGAAGTAGCAGCAGAGGTTTTGTCAGAAGGTCCTAGTCCAATGCCTGAAGCCATTGAGATTAAACCTGCTCAAAGATCTGCAAGAAGGATGGAGAAGTTGATACATGATCAAATTGAAGAATCAAGTGGATCTTCTGAAATAAGAAACGCACTTCTAGAGTCTGCATTATTAGGAACAGGTATTGTTAAAGGTCCTTTTAATTTTAATAAAACTTTAAATCGTTGGGATGAAGGAGAAGAAGGAGAAAGAGTTTATGCTCCTGTAGATGTTAGAGTTCCTAGAATAGAATTTGTAAGTGTTTGGGATTTCTTTCCTGATCCCGCAGCTACTAATATTGATGAATGTGAATATGTATTTCATAGACATAAATTAAACAAAAGTCAGTTACGTGCTTTGCGCAAAATGCCTTACTTTGACAGTGATGCAATACGTGAATGCTTAATGATGGGCGCAAACTACGAAGATAAGTACTATGATACGCAGTTACGTGACGAAGAAAACGATCAAGCATACGGATCAGATAAGTACGAAGTATTAGAATATTGGGGAATAATGGATGCCGAGTATATGCGAGAAGCAGGTGTCGATGTTCCAGACAGTATAGATGATCTAGATGAAGTACAGGTTAATGCTTGGATATGTAACGGTAAACTACTAAGAGTGGTTGTTAATCCATTTACTCCGCACAGACTACCATATCATTCGTTTCCGTATGAGCGTAACCCATACAGTTTCTTTGGTATAGGTGTTGCTGAAAATATGGATGATGCACAACAGATTATGAATGGTCATGCCCGTATGGCTATAGATAATCTTGCACTTTCAGGATCTTTAGTATTTGATGTAGATGAGTCTGCTCTTGTAGGTGGACAATCAATGGAAATATATCCGGGTAAGATATTCCGAAGACAAGCAGGAATGCCCGGACAAGCGATACATGGATTAAAGTTTCCTAATACATCTACAGAAAACATGATGATGTTTGACAAGTTTAGACAACTTGCAGATGAGCAAACAGGTATTCCTAGTTACTCACACGGACAAACAGGTGTGCAAAGTATGACAAGAACAGCATCAGGAATGTCGATGTTATTAGGTGCAGCTAGTCTAAACATTAAAACAGTTGTAAAGAATTTAGATGATTTCTTGTTAAAGCCTTTAGGTGAAGCATACTTCCAATGGAATATGCAATTTATGGAAGGTAAACTAGGAATTGAAGGAGATTTAGAAATTAATGCTATGGGTACAAATAGCTTGATGCAAAAAGAAGTAAGAAGTCAAAGATTGACTATGTTCTTGCAAACTGCACAAAGTCCTGCTATTGCACCGTTTGTTAAGATTTCTAAATTGGTTAGTGAACTAGCCTACAGTTTGGATCTTGATCCTGAAGAAATACTCAATGATCCAGAGGAAGCAGCTATTATGGCACAAATTATAGGAATGCAAAATGTTGGACAAGAAACTGGCAATGAGGCTGCTCCCGTTGGTGAACAACAAACCACTATGGGAAGCCCTGAAGGAACACCTGAACAACCGCAAGACGTTGGAGTTACAGGCACTGGTGGGGGCAACATCGGAATTGGAAGTGTACCGCAGTCAGGGGAAGATCAATTCTCTGGTAATGTTGGAACAGCTTAAAGAACAAGTAGAAGAAGCTACGAAAAGAAAAGAGGATTAAAATGGCAAAAAAAGATTTTCCAGATTTAACAGGTGATGGTAAAGTTACTAGAGCCGATGTACTTAAAGGAAGAGGTGTTTTCCAAGAAGGCGGTGAAGCCATAGAAGGTCAGATGGATGATCTTATGATGATGCCTCAAGAAGAAGAAATGGTTCCTGAGACTCCGATGGAGTCAGACGAAGAAATGGAAGATAACTATATAGATTTTATAGTCGGTGAGTCTTTGACTCCCGAAGACGAAGAATATTTGCTGACTGCACTTGAACAAGATGATCGACTAAGTATGATCTTTGATCAAGTTGTAGAAACAGCTTCAGAATTTGCAGGTTCTGGACCCGTTGAAGGTCCGGGAACTGGAATGTCCGATTCGATACCTGCAAGGTTATCGGATGGGGAATTTGTCATAACAGCAAAAGCAACCGAAGAAATTGGTCCTGACAAGCTGCAAGGCATGATGGAACAAGCTGAAATGGATGCTGATGCTAGGCAAATGAGACAAGAAGGTGGGTATGTAACAGACATCGAGGAAGAAGAAGATGTATCTATTGGAATGGCTTCTCAGCCTAAAGTAGTTGGACAGCGCTTAATGCCTGAACAATTACAAGACAGAGAAAACCAAAAAAATATGATGATGCTTAATCCTCGTAATACCTTACTTGCTCGTAGACCGTAGAGCCACCTGTCCTAGTCAGACAGCCCTCTACATTTTTAAAAAAGTAAAATACCTTTTGATGCCACCTTATTTAGGCAAGCACTTATAAAGAAGACGTTCTTGGAATAAGCCACCTTGGTAGAGTAAGCACAGAGGAAAGGAGAGTAAAATGACTGAAAATGAAAATGTAGCTTCTACTGAAGAAGCAAAAAATGAACCCGTACCTAATCCGTACAACATGAAAAAAACATGGCACACGGAAAAGGTCATGCCAGCAGCTAATGTTGATAGTGCTAATAGTTTATTTGTAGAACCTAGAACACCTGTTGAACAAACAGAAAGTGAGGAACCACAAGAAACTAAACAAGTATCTAAAGACGAAGCCTATAAAAAGCCTGACTATAAAAAAAGGTACGATGACTTGAAAAGGCATTACGATAGTAAGCTTAACGAGTTTAGACAACGAGAGCAAGAACTTATTCAAGAAGCAACCGCTTCAAGACCTGAGTATCAAGCTCCTAAAACTGTTGAAGAACTTGAACAATTTAAAGCACAATATCCTGATGTCTATGATGTGGTTGAAACTGTTTCACATTTACAAAGTGAAGCCAAAGTTGAAGAATTAAATTCTAAGATTGTATCTTTACAAGAAAGAGAAGCAGCAGCCCTAAGAAAGGAAGCAGAGTCAGAGCTTTATAATAAGCATCCTGATTTTGTAGAACTTCGAGATAGTGATGAATTTCACGACTGGGCAAAAGAACAACCTGAAGATATTCAAGCATGGGTTTATAACAACCCCAATAATGTTGGTTTAGCAAGTCGAGCAATCGATCTATTCAAACAAGATATGGGTATTGCTTCTCAAGAGAAACAACAATCTCAAAAGAAGTCTAGGAGTTCAAGCTCACAGGCTGCGGATATGGTATCTACAAAAACGACTACTATAGATGCCACAGCAGAACCTAAAATTTGGACTCAAGAGGAAATCGCAAACCTGTCTATGGATGAGTTTGATCGTCTCGAACCAGAGATAGATCGAGCTATTGAAGAAGGCAGGGTTCGTGGTTAAAATTATAACTTTTAACATAAAAGGTAACTAAAATGGCTTATAATCAATCTGATGCTTTATTCGAGCCGTCAACTGATACTGATGCCAACTTTGCGAACTCCGTAAGCGGACAAACTAATTCCTTCTTCTTACCGAAGGTTTATTCCAAGAAGGTACTTAACTTTTTTAGAAAAGCCTCAGTAGCAGAAGCAATCACTAACACTGATTACTCTGGAGAAATTAGCGCTTTCGGAGATACTGTACGTATCATCAAAGAACCTACTATTACTGTTTATCAGTATGAAAGAGGACAAGATGTTACTCAAACAAAGTTGACTGACGTTGAAGAAACCTTAACTGTTGATGTAGCTAACGCTTTTAAATTCAAAGTAGATGACATTGAGAAATCTATGTCTCACGTAAACTTCAAAGAGGTTGCATCCTCTTCTGCTGCTTACGCTCTTAGAGATGCTTTTGATGAAGGTGTTATCGCTGAAATGTTTGCAGGTGTATCTAGTTCTTCACCTGACCATATAATCGGTTCTGACAGTTCAACTACTGAAACCACTATGGCTCACGCAACATCCTCTGTGGATTTGCTTGGCTCTGATGGTACTGGTGTTGACGCTATCGATCTTATGGCTAGAATGGCTAGAAAACTTGATGAGCAAAATATTCCTGAAGAAGGAAGATGGTTCTTAGCTAGTCCTGTATTTTACGAGGAACTCGCTAAATCAAGCTCTAAACTAATGTCAGTAGACTTCAACGCAGGTCAAGGTTCTATCCGAAACGGACTAGTATCAAGTGGAAAGTTACGTGGATTTGATATGTACAAATCAAACAATATCGCTGCAACATCTAATGCAACTGGTAAAGTTTTGGCTGGACATATTTCGTCTACTGCTACTGCACAAGCTATCACACAAACTGAAGTGATCCGTGATCCTTCAAGCTTTGGTGACATCGTTAGAGGACTTCACGTTTATGGCGCTGACGTTCTTAGAAGCGAAGCTCTAGTAGCTGCTTTCTTTGTAATTGACTAATCGTTAATTAAAGCAATAAAACGGTATGTGGGAAGGACATACTATAAGTTCCTTCCCCATGCTCAAAAAAGAGGAAACAAATGCCACAGATAGGAAACGATGACAATCCTGTAGTTTTTAAAAACAAGAAAAAAGGAAACAGGAAATTAGGTCTAGCAGGAAAAAGAATGAAAATGACTAGACAAGAAAGACAAACATACAATAAGAATTTTGATAGGATTTTTGGAAAACCCCAAAAAAACTTTAACAGACAAAAAGGATAAACATGTACTATAGTAAAAATAAAGATAAAAGAAAAAAAATGTATAAAGGAACTAGAAGAATGGCTTATGGTGAAGGCGGAGTTGTTCAATATACAGATATAAAAGACAAAGTTGAAAAGTGTACTGCCAAAGCTGGTATGAACACAATGAAGTAATTATAAGGATTTAAAAATGGCAAAAGGTGTAAAACATTATTTTAGAGATGGTACTGAGTTTAAAGGCAACACACACAAAATGCCTAATGGACATTTACATTCTAATAAAACTCATACTAAAACAAGTAAAAGACTTTATCATTTTAAAGATTTAAGTAAGACAGCAAAGAAAAAAGCTAAAGGTAAAAAATAAAAATGGCAACTACTTATTTACAAGCTACAAACGAATTACTAAGAGAAATAAACGAAATTGTTTTAACATCTAGTAACTTTGCAAATGCGATAGGAATACAACAACACGCAAAAGATTGTATCAATAGAGCATATAATGATATAGTTACATCAGAGCCTCGTTGGTCTTTTCTTTCTACAGGCGAAAGCGGATCAACAGATCCTTTTTATGGTAATGTAAACGTAGAAACGGTTGCAGGTACTCGATGGTACGAACTAAAAGAATCTTCTAGTTCTTTGACAACGGATTACGGAGCAGTAGACTGGAATGATTTTTATTTAACAACAATTGGTGTAAGTGGTGAGTCAACACCTTACACAAGTCGTAACCTAAGATATGTTACGCTTGAAGATTGGAAAGATTTTAGAAGAGAAGCTGAGAATATAGACGATACAGATTCTCAAAACTGGGGAGAACCGAATGTGATCTTTAGAAGTCCAGACGGTAGGAAATTTGGATTAAGTCCTATTCCTAAAAAAGTTTATAGAGTTTGGTTTTTTGCTTATGATTTACCAACAGCACTAAGCGCACATGGAGATACTGTTGTGTTTCCTGATGTATATGTTCCTGTGTTAATTGCAAGAGCAAGATATTACATGCATCAGTTTAAAGAAAACATGCAAGCAGCAGCTTTTGCTTTGGATGATTATAAAAAAGGATTAAGACAAATGAAGTCGAATATG